CGGGTTGGGTTCGCTCATCAGTCCCACGGCTTGATCAGGTAGGTGACCGCGACGATTAGGGCGATCACGACGGGCCCCCGAGGCGACGATGAGCCACGCGATGTCAACACTGGTCACGGGAAGTGCCACCAGCCATTGCGGTCCTTGCGCCAGCCGCGGCGGAGTTTCCGCCAGTCCTCAAACGGCCGGCGCAGGCGCGCCGCACCACCCGTTCGGGCAGCGGCCACGGCGCACGGCCGCCTTGGTCGCCTTGGTCGCCGTACAGCATGGCGCTGGCTGCGGTCTCGGCTGGCCAGGACGGGTCCCCGGCCGCGCTGGTGGGCTTGTTACCGGCCCAGCGGCGGTGATCGTTGCTCGCGCCGGGCGGCCGGGCCGCGTCAGCCGGGCACGGTATCCGCTCCCACTCGGGAACAGGCGAATGCGGTGTGGCGTCGGGGTCCTCGTCGTGGCCGATGGCCTGCTGGCATATCCAGGTGTCACCGCGGCCCCACGAGTCGTGAGCGCCGCATACTGGCAGGCTGGCTCGCGGCTGGTGACCTGTGAAGGCGATGCCCCACGATGCACGGAGTTCCTGCCATTCGGGGCAGCGGTCGCAGAACTCGCATTCGCCGGGAGCGTGGAGGACGCGCTGGTCACAGTGGGGGAACTGGTCGATCATGTCACCCCTTCTTGCCGTCGAACGGGACCAGCTTCCGCGCCACCCACCGGCCGCCAGCCTGCAGAACGAAGCCGCCGCCGGTGATCACGGCGTCGTGGCGGAGCTTCACCGTCAGGCCGGCGCGTTCGCAGGCGGTCAGCGCGGCGGCGACGCGGCCGAGGAGTTCAGCGGGGGCCGGTTCACGTTTGGCCCGCTTGCCCTCGGCCGTCTTCCGTCTGGCCACCTGTCAGGCTGCCTTCTGGTCCTGGTAGTCGTGCAAGACATCCCAAGGCCCCGTGGTGGCGTCGGTGTGGGCGACGTACGCCCATACCGGCCGGCCTTCTTTCATCGCGGCCAGGATGTGGTGGTGGCCATCCACGATGACGTCCTTCGTCGAGCCGGGGGTGCGGACCAGCACCGCAGGCTTGAGATGCTCACCCGCGCCTGCGCGCTTCCGCAGCTTCTTCCGCAGCCGGTCGATGTCGGGGCCGTCGTGGCTGGCTGTCCACTCGGCCAGGTGGTCGGTGTCGATCTGGTCCGTGCCGACGTTCAGCGGCCCGGTCCACGTCGCGGACTTGACCCAGCCGAGTTTCGAGGTGGGGAACCGGGACGCGAGCCGGTCATACGCCGCCTGGGCGCTGTCACCGGCGACCTCTGCGACCGCCCGGTGTTGCAGCGCTTCGGTGAGCCGGGCCCGGTACCGGGCGAGCTGAACCACCTCGGCGCGCGGGCCCGCGCCGCCACCTTGCCGGCCGCCGGATGGCTGCGGTGCTCCTGGCGCACCGGCGGCCAGGTTAGGGGTGCCCCCAGCAGAGGACACTGTCGCGTGCGACATGGCGTTGACGTCCTGCCAAACGACGAAGTTCTGCCGGTTGACGAGCACGGCATCTTCGCCGCCGGGTACGGACGGTTCGCCGATCTCGGCGCGGTACCGGTTGAGTATCCAGGCGCCGTTGCGGAGCCGGGTGTCCCTGATCTGCTCGACCACCTGGGAGTCCCGGTAGTCCACTTCCTGGAACTTCGACCGCCAGCCCTTCACCCCGAAGCCCTGGTCAGCGATGTGGAAGTTGATTTTCTCTAGCAAGATCGCGCCGACCGGACCACAGGTGTTGATCATGAACGAGCGGTGTTGCGAATCGCCGGTGCCGCCGCCCAGGTTGCCCGACTCGATGATGTTCGCCTCGGCCGGGGGGACACCGTATCCGGCGACGATCTCGTCGCGGGCCTTGTCCTTAGCCTCCAGCACGTCGGACAGTTTCCCGGCCTGCAGCTCGACGATTTTGCCGCCACCCTTGGTGATCCACGGGTTGCCGATGTTCTTCGCGCCCAGGTTGAACGCCATCACCTTGTCGCGCCACCGTGCCGAGTCGGCGGACTGTGACAGGTCGGCGTGGACAGTCGGCGGCAGGCCCTTCCGCAGCATCTCTTTCTCAGTCGCGGCGGCGAACAGCCACACCTTGATCGGCAGGGTCATCGCCTGCGTCGGCGAAATACCGAACACACCGGGCCGGGCGGAGTCCAGCGAGATGTGGATGACCTCACGCGGCTCGAACTCGGCCCGCTGCCCGAACTCGCTGACCTGGACGTACTTGGTGATGTTGCCGTGGTCGTCGGCGACCGGGACCGTGGTGACCACGTCCAGGTTCCACAGTGCGACCGGGGTCGGCCCGGACCAGGTGACCTCGAGCAGCGCGTCGCCGTACACCAGCAGGTCAGCGATCGCGTTCCGCAAAACCTGCCGGATGTCCTGGGTCGGGTTGCAGAACGAGTAGAACCGTTCCAAGGCGATGACCTCGGGCGGCTTGTCCGGTTCCTCGTCGCCTTCGCCGGAGTCGGCGTCCCAGTCGGATGTCAGGCCGCCGGCGGTGATCGTGCGGGCGATCACCTGCACGCACGTCCACGCCCAGGGGCATGTCGTGTAGCAGTCGAACAGTTCCTGCATCAGGCTCGGACGGTCCGAGCTGGTTGACGCGCCGATAGCCGACTGGTACTCGTTCAGGCCGCCCGGGGGGATGCCGGGGATGTAGCCGGTGCGGCTGGCGGCCGCGGTCGCCGGGTTCGGCCCATCCGCGGCGGTCTTGGCCCGGTTCTTTTTCTCGGCCACGCCACCGCGGCGGAATGCCGGTGGTATCCACCCAGGGAGCGACGGCAACGCGACCTCCCCGGCTAGACGAATGGTGACTTCTGGGTCGCGCCCTTCGGCGGCTTGCCCTCGTCGTCGTCGGCTGGGGGCCGGTTCCACGGGGCGGTGCCCTGCTCGGGGCGGACCGCGAACTGGCCGGCGAACGAGTCGAGCAGATCCTCGGCCCGGTCGGCTGGCGGGTCGTCGTCTACCGGGAACTGCGGGCCGGTGCCCAGGTTGGCCAGCAAGTAAGTCGCCCCGTCGTAGGCGTGGTCCTCGGAATCGGTGTCTACGTCCTCGGGGCTGCCTTTTTTCGCGTGCGGCACCGTCGGCAGCGTGCGGATCAGGTTCGGGCAGTTCGTGAAGAAATGCGCCCTCGGGCACGTCTCCCACCCGAGATCGCGGTGATGCCGGCACGCTGGCGCTTCGCCGAGGTAGGTGTGCATCCGCTGCACCCGGGCGATCCGCGACCCTGCGCCCTTGCCCGCCCGGTCCAGGTGGACGCCGTTGTCGGCGTACACGTCGGCGATCGACTTCTCTTCGCCGCGGGTGGCCCACATCGCATCATCCGCGTACCGGGCCAGCGTCGTGGCGTCGCCTTCCTCGGCGGCCAGTATCCGCTTAGCCTGCTCGGTCTCACCGACCTGGGTGGCGTACAGCTCCCGGTAGAACCAGGCGCGGCCGTCTTCGTCCACCGCGGCCCACAGCACACACCACGGGGCGGCGTAACCCCAGTCGATGCCGTTGTACCGCTGCCACGACGCGGGGATGGTGAATGGCTTGACGACGTGCCGTTCGTACCGCCACTCGTCGAAGACCTGGCCGGCGAACACGCTCCAGTCGCCTTCAAGGTAGGCCTTGCGGAGTTTCTCAGGCAGGCCAGCCAGGTTACGGAGGTAGTCGGCACCCAACTGGGGGGTGTCGCTGATGCGGCTCTGGATGAAGATGCGCCGGCGCGCGTTGGCGTCGGTGATCTCTTTCTCGCCGTGCTCGGTCGCCTCGATGTAGTCGGCCAGCACCCGCGAATGCCCGACGTCACCCGGGTTGGTCGCGCTGCGGATCCCCAGCACCGGCACACCCGGCACCCCGGACCGGACACGCGTGTACAGCATGTCCACGACATCGGGCGGGATGGTGGTGCGCTCGTCGATGAGCAGCAGGTTGATTTCCGCGGACAGCAGCGCGGAGGCTTCCTGCATGTTCTTCGCGTGCCCGAACGTGAGCACCGACCCGCCGGGGAACCGCAGCTCGTAGGTGCTGCCGTTCCACTTCGCGCCCAGTTTGGACGCGTACCCGAGGCGGGCGAGCTGCCGCAGTACCGACTGCTGCAACTCGGGGAAGGTGCGGCGGAACCAGAACGCCTGCAACCCCGGGTAGCGGACACACGCCCGCAGCGCATACAGCAGCAGCGAGAACGACTTGGAGCCGCCCACTGCGCCGCCGAACAGGACGTCCAGGTTCTCGTCAGGCAGCGACAAGAACCGCGACTGGGGGCCCGGGTTCGGGGCGACACCGAGCTTGTCGAACACGTCATCGGGTGGCGGCTCGAACTCGGCGGCGGCCGTCTCCCACATGACGGCCGACACGGCACCCCCGCGGCTAGATGCCGAACGGGCCCCCGATTTCTCGGGGGCCCGTTTCTGGAGTCCGGATTAGGCGACTGCGGCGAGAACCTCGGCGCGGGTGAGCGTCCGGGTCCCCTCGGTGTAGGTCTCGTACCGGACCTTGCGGCCGAAGTCGATGAGGTAGACCGTGACCATTTCGCTGCCGATGACACCCTTGGCGTACTGGACGCACTCGGCGGCGGGACCGGGGTAAGCCGGGGCGAGCGAGGCGCGGGTTTCGAGGGTGGTGAGCTTGGCGGCTGCGGTGTTGTTCTCCATGACTTAAATGTAACCCATTAAATGAGTGGTGGCAAGACTTTCCGAAACTCATTTATGATGGAATCATGGAACCCAAGCGTCGCGGGCGCCCCCCCGTAGAGGACCCCCGTGGCTACCTCCGCAGCATCCGCCTGTCATCCGCCGAGCTGGCCGAGGTCGAGCAAGCAGCCGAGATTGCGGATGTGACTGTCGCGACATTCATCCGCACGGCCGCTGTCCGGGCAGCAGCCCGAGGACTACGGCGGCAAGCTGGCCGACCCGGCTAGTTCAGTGCCATCGACGCGGCGACCCGCCGCAGCTCCTCCGGCACCACGACCGGCACCAGCTTGTTCTGCGCCGCGTTCAGGCTCAGCCGCCCCAGAATCCGGCGGATCACCTCAGCGACAAGCTGGCCCTGGGCCTCGGCCAGCCGGACCCGGCGTTCCTCGATCCCCACCGAGATCGCAGCCTTCGTCACGTCCAGCAGATGCTTGCGCTCGCGGTAGTAGAGCTCCAGCCACACGTTCGGCTTCGCGCCGTACGTCGTGTCCGTGCCAGTGATGATCGCTTCACCTTCGGAGCCGTCCCGCTCGACCTGTTCGGTCATGCCCCACACCAGGTCGCCGGCCTCCAGGGCCTGGACCTGTTCCCGCAGCCACGCCACATGACCCGCCGTGTACCGGACCTCCTCCAGCAGCGCATCCGTCGGCGAGATGTCCCGCGGCAGGCCGTACGTCACCACCGCTTTCCGGGCGGCCTGCTCGGCCAGGAACGCCTCGGCGCGGGCCTTCCGCTCGGCCTTCGACAGCCCGCAGTGCGTCGCGCACTTGTCCAGCCCGATGCACGGCGGGGCGCCGCACGGCTCACCCGTCCGCTTCGAGGTGGCCGTGCACCGCCTCGGCTGGTCCATGAGGGCACCTCCGGCGCGGGGTGTTCAAGGGGGCTATGCGGTGCCGTTGATGGCGCTGCGGCCGGTGGGTGTCTGCCCGGTGACGAGCCAGAGCAGCAGGGGGTGCAACTCGCGGGGGCAGCGTTCGAGAGCCGCGCGGACGTCGGGTTCGGTCATCGGCTGCATGCCCGGTCAGCTCACTGTTTCCCAGTCGCTGGCCAGCAGGTCAGTCTGGGTGGCCACCCACGGCACGAAGTCGCCTTGGGTCGTGTACATCATCAGGTAGGGCCTGAAGCTCTTGACTGTGCCCTGCGGGATGCCGGTGGCCTTCGCGGTGTTGGCGTTGATGCCGATCCCGTCGGGGTAGCCCGGCTGGTACACGACGTACATGCCGGAGCCGTTCCATCCGAACCGGGTGATCTTCGAACCGGCCTTGCACGCTTCCAGAGCGTGTCCGAAGTTCACAGCGTCTCCCTAGTTGGCGTTCTGCCGCTGGACGAGCTGGGCCCGGAGTTCCCGTTCGAGCTGGTGGTGATCGTGCTTGGCCCGCTGCGGGTTGCGGTGGCCGTACACGTCGGCGATCTGCCGCCACGTCGCCCCAGCCTCGGTGGCCAGGTTGGTGAGGTGCACCCGGGCAGTGGCGATCCCAACCGGCCCTTGCCGTTTCAGGTCAGGCGCGGGGACTCCTGCCAGTTCGGCCAGGCCCGTGACGACCTCCTGCGCGCTGGGATAGCTCACCGCGGGGCCCGGGCAGGCATCGCCGGGGTAAAGTTCCCGCTGGCCACCAGCAGCCGCGCGCCGCCGCCGCCGCCGGGGATGACATGGCCGGGGCAGACCCGCTTGCCGTTGACCATGGTCGCGGCGTTCTGAATTTGCGGCATCCGCTCGGCCGAGTCGGCGTTGGTGCCTTGCAGATGCTCGGGCAGGAACGGGGTGACGTCCAGCGACCGGGCCTGCGGGCTGTTCGGGTCCGGCGGGATACCTGCAGCCTGGCAGGCGCACTGAAACGCGGTTTCGAGTTGCGAACCGTGGGCGGCTTCCCATGTCATCCGTTCGGTCAGGCAGTCCGCGCACATGTCCTGCGGTTGCGCCGCGGCGACCGCCTGTCCAATCAGGTTCGGGAGGGCCTGGACGAGCTGGAGGAATGCGTTCAGCAGGGGGCCGATCTGCTGGCCGATACCTTGCGCGGTGGCTAGGCCGATCGCCTCGGCGGTGAGCGGGGCGTCGGCTTTGCCTGGCGGCGGAAGCTGGACGGCTGACGGGACGGACGGCTGCGGTGGGACCGCATCCGGTCGTGGGCGTGGGGCAGTGCGGGACATCGTGGGTGTCCTATCCGTGAGCGTGGGGGTACGGATCAGGCAGCGGGGACGGCGATCGGAAACTGGCCGCGGATGACGATGCGGCGGGCCCGGCTGGCGGTGGCGTAGTCGGCCTTCGCCACTTCGACGGGGTTAAGCAGGATGATCCACCGGCCGGTGGCCGGATGCTTGATCCGGCGTTCGACCGCGAGCTTCACCAGATCGCCCGCAGCATTGAGGTAGCCGCGGTTGATCCACGACCGGACGGTGATTTCGGTGACGCCACACAGAGCGGCCGCCATGGGTACGTCGATGAGATCGCCGGGATACGGGGTGATCTCTTCCGTCAACGCGGCCTCCCTCAGGGCATGAAAAAAGCCCCCGGCGCCCTGTGTGGCTGCCGAAGGGCATGATGCGTCAGTTCGAGACGATACACGCATCGTGACGGGCATCGCAAATATGCTCGTTTATGTGGCCGGGGCCGCGCCGAGCACGGGCACCGTGACCTGCCGTTTCGCGAACGCGGCGTTCAGCTTCACCCACGCCTTGTACTCAGGGTGTTTCATCCGGTGCCGGCAGCCCCGGCACTGTGACCAGTACTCCGGGTCTTTCGAATGCTGCGGTGGGGCGGCCCGGTCCAAAGTCCGGTGGAGGCAGGACTTGCACGGCACCCCGAACAGCTTCACCGGTTTCGGGTCGAGCAGCCCGAGAACGGATCGGGACATGTGGTCGAGGCGGAGGATTTCCCGGCCTGCGTGGCTGCCGTTGAGCATCACGTGCTGCAGGTCCCCGGTGGACAGGACGACCTCTGGGCCAGGTAGCGAGTCGCCGTTGGCGTTGTTGCCGTTGATCTTCCATGCGGCCGGCCGGAGCATCGGCTCCAAGCCGAGCGCAAGCAGGGGTCCTACGTTGTTCGCGCTGAGCACCCTCACCGGGTGGTTGAGCGCGGCCGGGTTGAGGGTCAGGTTCTCCCAGCGGGTCCGCTGAGTGTCCGGGGGCGCCAGTCCGGCGGGGGTGGCGACGCGTTCGTGCCAGCCGCGGACCGCTTCGGCCATGGTGCGCATCAGCATGTCCACGTCGAGCTGCAGCGGGACACTCGGGCCGAACGGGACGCGCACAGACACTTCGGTGGTCCGGTGGATGCCGAGGGTGGCGATCAGCAGCGGGTAGAACCTGGGCAGCAGCCTCAGCGAGTCGTCGATGATCGCCACGTCTGCGTCGCAGAACGCCCGGTAGACCGGAGCGGCCTGCGGGCGGTGGGTGCCGTCAGGGGCGGCGATGCTGGTTCGGGTGGCACACCAGTCGCCGCGGGCGCACCTGCGGACGTCATCGTCATCTTGTTCGGACGTGGGCTGCGTGGCGGGGGTGATCACGAACACCAGTATGCACGGGAGTTACAGCGATGTGATTCTGGCGGTTACCTGCGCATACATGGTGTCCGTCACTGCTATCGAGCCCACGCCCCCGCGGGGTTCGGCATCACCCAGCCAGGAGTCCCAGGAACTCGTTCACCCCGGCCTCGATAATCTCCATCTGCTCCAGGTCTGCCGCGTAACGGATGCGGTGCCGCTTCGGGCCGGTGCGAACCTCGTACCGCAGCCAGAGGATTGCCGCGGTTACCCCGAACTTTGCGTGGGCGTAATCATCCCGGTCCATGAGGGCTGTGATCTTCCTGCGGGCGATGCGGTAGGTGCGACGGTCGACCACCACGATCGGACGGCTGAGGTTCATGACTGGGCCCCGGCCGCCAGCGGCTGGTCGTCCAGCGCTTGTCGTAGCTGTTCCTGGACCGTGGTTGCCTTGTCCTGGCCGCAGCCGAGCCGGACGCGGATCACCCGGATCGACGGCACCGTACCCGCGTCGAGTTCGTTGGCGAACACCTTGAGTGGGTCGGAGGCATCGTCGGGGGTTCGCCGGGTACGGGTCGCCGGGGTGCGCCGCGGGCGCGTACTCGTGGCGGGTTCGGGTGCAGTGCGGGGTACAGCTGCGGGTTCGGGTACGGGTCGCTCCGGGTACGCCTCTGCCGTACTCGCGGGTACGGTCGCCGGGTGCGTTCCGGGTACGGCCTCGGGTACAGGTACGGCGGCGGGTACGGGTACGGCCGACTGCGGTCCGGGTACAGCGTCGAGCGTGGGGGCGGTGTGGGTCAGGTGCGTGAGCGCGGCCGCGCAGCCGACCACGACCACAGGGACGGAGGATACGAGCACCACGACCGGTGCCGGGGCGACGATCACATGGTGGGCCGTCAGGAGGTGGAAAGCGACCTGGGCGAGCAGGCCGAGCGCGAGCGAGCCGAGCGCGGACCAGCGGGCGAACGACCGGGCCCGGTCGGTGATGCCGTTGCTGGGGTTCAGCCACGTGCCGAGCGCATACACCGCATAGGCTTCGGCGCCGATGGGCAGCGTGATGGCGGTGTCCAGACGCCAGCGGGTGATGCCCGGCAGAGGCTGGACCAGGCCGAAGCCGCACTTTTGGCCGAGGCCGACCCAGCCGGACCAGAGCACGACTGCGGCGGGCAGGGCGATGAGGATCAGGGCTCGTGGGCGGCGCTTCGCGGCGTGCATGCCGTCATCCTTCCAGGATTCGGGTCGTGTCGTTCAGGTGTTCGAGGGCCGGGTGTGTCGTACTATCGCGCCCGCCTGCAGGCGGGCCCGTGGGCCCGTGTGCCCGCCTGCGCCTGCACCCGCACGTTGAGCGGCGGGAAGTGGCCGGCCGGCCCCGCTCGGGGGGAGGGGTCACCACGGGGTGCCGTCCCAGTCGAGGAACGGGAGTGCGGCCTCCCAGGCCGGATCGCGGGGTACGACGGTGAGACTGGTGGCGCAATCCTGCGCCTCTGTGTCGGCCTCGGACACGTCGCTGAACACGGGCGAGCCGTGAGCGCAACCCCAGACAGGCCACGGCGCGGCCGCACCGGGAGGCCACTGGTCGCAGCGGTAGCCAACCACGTAGCAGATGCCGTTCTCGGACGGCCCCCAGACGATGTAGGCGTAAACGGTCATGCTCGCGCCTGGGACGTCGTCGCGCTGATAGTCCACGCGATACGCCCGCCGTTCGACCTGGCCGTCGTCTTCCATGTCGGCGTCTGAGGCGATCACGATCGTGCAGTCCGGATAGACCGGATGCCATCCGGGGCCGCTCGCGGCAGGCTGAGCTGCGGGGTCGGCGACGGCAGATGCGGCGCGGTTGCGCCTGAACGGGCTCATCGGGTTGCGCCCCAATCGGGTTGGCCGTCCCAGTGGTGCGTGGAAGCGTCGCCGAGGGCGCGCTCGGCCCACGCCCGGGCCTCCGTCTCAGCCTCGGCGGCGGTATCGCCCCCGCTTTCGACGCCGGTCCCGTCCGGGCGCCAGCCGCCGTCAGTGAACGTGGCGCGTGCCCGGTTCGATGCGTCTCCGAAGAGTTTGCGGAGCTTTCCCATCATGCGGTCCTTTCGTGGGGTGCGTCAGCCGCCGCGGATCGAGTCAATGACCTCGGCCATGTCGTCGAGGCGGACCAAGACGTCGCGGGCTTTCGACCCCTCGCTCGGGCCGACGACACCACGGGTCTCGAGCAGGTCCATGAGCCGGCCGGCCTTGGCGAACCCGACGCGGAGCTTGCGTTGCAGCATGGAGGTGGACCCGAATTGGGTTGAGATGATCATCTCGGCCGCTTGGACGAGCAGTTCGATCTCGTCGGTGTCGGGCATGTCAGCGGCGGCCGGGCTGGCTGGGGCGGAGGTGGTCGGTTCGGCCGGGCTGGCCGCGGCGGGCGGCGTGAGGTCAACGAGCGGGGGGGCAGCGGGGGCCTGGGCGATGCAGCGCTGCACGACTTCCTTGATCTCTTTTTCGGCCACGAACGCGTTCTGCAGCCGCAGCGGCTTGCTCGCACCCATCGGCAGGAACAGCGAGTCGCCCTGGCCCACTAGCTTCTCCGCGCCGACGGTGTCCAGGATGACCCGGCTGTCGGTCGCGCTGGCGGTGGCGAACGCCAGCCGGGACGGCACGTTCGCCTTGATCAGCCCGGTCACCACGTCCACACTGGGCCGCTGGGTGGCCAGCACCAGGTGGATGCCGGCCGCCCGGGCGAGCTGGGTGATCCGCACCACCGAGTCCTCGACGTCGCGCGGCGCCACCATCATCAGGTCGGCCAGCTCGTCCACGATCACCAGCAGGTACGGGTACGGCGTGTACACCCGTTCGCTGCCCGGCGGCGGGACCAGCTTGCCGGCCTTCACCGCCTTGTTGAAGTCGTCGATGTGCCGGAACCCCGAGGCGGCCAGGTCGTCGTAGCGGCGGTCCATCTCGCCGACCACCCACTCCAGCGCCTCGGCCGCCTTTTTCGGGTTGGTGATGATCGGCGTGATCAGGTGCGGTATCCCCTGATACGACGTCAGCTCCACCCGCTTGGGGTCGATCAGCACCAGCCGCACCTCGTCCGGGGTGGACCGCAGCAGGATCGAGGTGATCAGCCCGTTGATGCAGGTCGACTTGCCCGCACCGGTCGCGCCCGCGATCAGGATGTGCGGCATCTTGGCC